TGTATTTATCAGTTTTATTATTTAGATCTTCTTGATTATTAATCCTGTCTTGAATTGCAGCGTTGCCGCGAAGTATCTGTTCAACATGCTCAGAAAGCTTAGGCCCTAGTCCTTGCGTCAAGTTGTCAATTCTAATTTGTAATTCAACTTCTTCTCGCTTCCCTTCCAAAGTTGCATCAAGCAAACGGTTTTCTTCCCGTAGGCCGTCAAGCATCTCCATGACTTTGCCAGTTCTCGAAAGTGCTCTGTCTGCAGCGTTAAGGTTTGCCTTGCGTTCAGGATCGTCAGTGCCACCAGTGCCACTAGTACCGGCAGTGCCGCCAGTCGCTAACCTTAAATCTGGGATGGTTAAATCTCCGCCTAGCAAAGCTGTTAAATCAATGCTGCCAGTAGCGTCTTTAAATTTGTTTTGAATATTGTTAATAATGTTGTCTGTGAGAGTATTTAAGCCTGCAAAAGCTGCAGCAGCAGATCCTCCTGCTAACAAGAATGTCAGCAAAGGAGTGCCTTTAATTGTGACAGCACCCGACAAAGCAGCCTGCAGCACTGCCTGCGCCTTTATCACGCCTAGCTTTAGCTTTTCAAGACTCAACAATGCGCGTGTGATTTTCACAAGCTTGCCCATGTTTGCAAGCAAAACTGTGAAAAATTTGCCAGCAGTAATCCCCACCAGCAGGCCAGCATATGCGGCAGTCACCTTAAGTAAAATCTTGGTTATTTCGACAACTTTCGGCATGTTGTCAAGAAGTGTGCCCAAAAATTCCTGAGCTTTTCTTATGTTCTCTTCTGTAAACATGTTGTTGATCATCGTCACAACTTGAATTGTTGTATTTAAAAACGCTTTAAAGGTTGGCTCTAACACCGTACCAACGTTAATTCCTAAATTATTAAATCCATCCAACATGGTAGACAGCTTGCCGTTCAAAGTTTCTGACTGAGAAACAGCGCCGCCAAAATACTCGCCCCCCTCATTGGTTAATCGTCTAAGCGCAACATTTGCAGCCTCAAAGCTAATTTGCCCCTTGGTCATTGCCTTTGCAAGTTGCTCTCCATTCATGTCGTACATCTTGCCCAGCTCGCCCGTTAGATCTACGCCACGCTCAAGCAGTTGCAGGTTTTCCTCTTGGGAAAACTTTCCTTTCGCTCTAATCTGTCCAAACGCAGTAGCGATGCCGTCAAGATCAGCACCTGTTGCGCCAGCAACATCGCCCAGACGACGTGTTGTTTCAACAAGGTCATCAGTTTCGACACCAAATGCCTTGAGTTTTTTAGTGACATCAATCAGATCCTTGACCTGAAATGGCGTTGCGGCACCAAAAGCGCGAATCTCTTTCAGAATTTCTGCTGTTGTCTTTGCACTCCCAGTCAGAACCTCCAATGACTTTGCTTGAGACTGCAGTTGCGCCGTAGACCCAAATATCCCGCGAGTTAATGCAGCACCGCCGGCAATACCAGCAATAGCAGCCAAAGGGCCAACCATGCTGTTGAAAGACATTGCTAAGTTCTTGGCTTGCCCTTGAGCACCTTGCAGGCTGTTGCCCAGCTTTTTAATGTTGTTCGCACCTCGCGTCTTAACGTCAAGGAGCATCTGAAAGACTGACTTAGCCATTAAGCCTTCTCCTTATTCAGGATCTTCACCGCTGCTGCTTCCATGACTTGCAAGTCCTCAAGCACAGCTGGTTGATCCTTGACTTCATACAGTCTAAACAGCCATTGCACAGCTGTATAGTCCAGCCCGCAAACGCCAGACATTGTTGTGCGCCACTGGGTTTGACAACGTAAGAACATTTCAACAGCGGGCCAATTCTCCTCCCATACTTCAAAGTGCTCCTCTTTTGCTTCAGGCAACACCAAGCCAAACGCCTTGGCGTCTGCCTTTAACTGACTTTGGTCTCCTGGACCGCTGAACAAATATTCAACGGCCTCGCTTAGTTTTTTCTCTTGGCTCCCTGTTTGCTCTCCAAATAAGCCCCAGCAATTGCTGTAGCCATCATCGGCACATCTAACAGCTCGTCTCGCTTTGTAATGCTGTAGGGCAGTTCTTTGCCATCCTCGTCCTCAATACCAATCCACCCCATCATCACTTCACGGGCGATCTCAACATCCGTCAGGTTGCCCTCTGCGCTTAGCTCTGCAATTTCTAAAAGTCTGCTTTGCGTCAAGTCTTTGAACTCAACATCAAAAGTGACCCGTTCGTGCTTGCCCCCATCAACAGGAACATCCACAGAAACAGGCCACTTGTAAGTATTTGACTTCTTAAGGACGAATGCCATAAAAAAGGTGATTCGCCCTCAGACTAGCGCAACCTTATGTGCAAACAATGCTGTACTCATTGTTCCCTGCAGTTGTTGGCGTTGCGTTGTAGGGCAAGTTCAACATCTGGATGCCGTCAGAATCTGAATAGGTTGGTGAACCTAGGTCAGTTTGTGGGGCGCTAAAGGTGACAATGTTGCCAGCCGATTGACCATGCTGGAACGTGTTTGTTCCGGTGCTTGTGCCAGTAGCATCAGTAAAGAAGTTATGAGTGGCAAGCAATTCAGCCTCAAGGACAATCGTGCCATTAGGCCGGCGATCAGTGATCAAGACCTCTTTAGCCCCACCAACCAATTCGCGGTAAACCGTCGTATTGGACTGATCAAAGCTGAAGGACTGCAACGAACCTGCGTAGCTGAACAAGGTAAAGCTTGTGGTGTTGCCGTTCTTGAAAATGACCGGCGCGGCCTGGTTTGCGTAAGTCGTGCTTGGATTTGCTGTGTCAGTTGGCGCGTTAAACAATCCCGTCATCGTGAAATTAATCACAGGGATCTGTCCCACTTCGCCTGTGATTGCAAAGCTGCCACGACAGCCAGTCAACTTGTGACGAACTCCATCGACGAAATACTCAAGAGTGCAACTTTCAAATGATGCGCTGATTGGTGCATAAGTCACTGACGTGCTTGTCACTGTCGTGACTGAGTTGCCACAAGAACGGATGATTGCGTCCCACTTAGGTGCTGTGCCTGCAGCCCCAGAACCTGACAGCTCAACCTCAAACGAAATCTCAACTCGCTGATTAGCAAGCAAAATGTCGTAGTTGCCCATGTAGCCACGGATCAACTCACGCTCAACAGCATCAGCTTGAAGCGGAGTCACCTCCATGTTGCGGACTAAAACCGCATCAGTGCCTGCAGCCGTTGGGTCGGACCCGTAGCTACTTTCAATCTTCGCCAGCAATAGGCGTTGACTCGTCCTCAGTGTCATCGGTTACAACCTCAAAATTGGGGCTAGTAGGTTGAGCCGGCTGAGTCCGCTCAATGAGCTTTCGTTTGCCGGTTTTTGGATCAACGAGGTATGCACCCCCTTGACCCAAGTTTTCATCTTCCATCTTAAGGTCCTTGCGTCAGATCAGCTAATCGAGTTCGGTAACGAACTAGATAATCGCAACCTATAACGCCTGCGGGTTGATCTGCATCAACCATTTCAAAACTTACGCCTTGTGGCTGAACATCAATGGCATAACCACCAAGAGTTAAATCAGCCATGATTTTGCTGTGCAAGCTTTCAACTATTGGGTCGGCAACTTCATCAGGCTTGTCGCCTCGCACAATCACAGACACACGAACAACAAACGACCAATCCAAGGTCGGCAAACTTGTGTTCTGTTCTGGCGTATCACTTACAGGCTCAACAACCAATGCAGGGCTTTCTCCGCGCTGCAATGGAACAACACGGCTGCGATAGATCCGAGCCCCCACATTCGTGGTGCCGCTCAGGCTGCTCATGATGTCTTCAAGAATGTTTTCGCGCAGTGTCGTCATGTCTTCTGCAGCGAGATTTCACAAAGCAACCCGTCATCAATCAAACGAGTTTCACGCACTGTATAGGCCACAGAATCAACGGTGATGCTGGTGCCTGCAGTAAGAGTTCCAAAGTCAGAAGCCTTGGCGGTAATTTGGTAGTCGGTTTGCAACACCATGTCACCAGCCAAGACTTGACTGGGCTGATCCAACAAAACTTTGGCAGTTGTAGAGCCTGACGTTGCAGACACGCCAAAAGGATCATC